CCTACAACTAAAAAAGCAAAATCTTCAGGGATGGTATTAATATCTTTTAAGAGATTTAATTCTTTTAAATCTTTACTTTTTAGGGGTTTATAAACATCTAAATTAGCACCCTCTAATAATACTTCTATAGGTTTATTTAATTCAAGTACCCCCACCTTTTGATTTGTTTTTTTATCTATTTGCTCAAATTTGGAATTGAGAAATACTTGCTTTGAGTGTTCTGATGAAACTATATTAATATCCATTCTATTCATACCTTCTATCCAAGATGCATGACATAATGTGGATTCAATCCCGGCTGTAAAACCTATATTGTATTTTCCTTGGGGTTGGTATTCATTAGGTATGGTGATTTGTGCCCAAATATCAGGTTGTTGAGTAATCTCATTAACTAGATGTTTTTCCAAAAATTTCCACTCAGGATTATCTTCAATAAATCCAAAAGGAGTAGCCCCCCATCTCTGACCTAAAATTTTAACATCATATTTATCTAATTCTATTATAGATTTAACTAAATCCCTTGATCTGGCTCCATACCCACTGTAAGTGTCTATTGGGCAACTTATAACAAATGTATTTTTCATTTAATAAATTAATTTATGTGGTAAAACTCTTTTTTCATAATCTGTATCTTTTAAGAATTCATATTTTTCTCTTGGTTTCCAAGTTGTAAATAATTCTTCCATAGCATCCATAACTCTATTAGACATTATTTCAGAGGTAAATCCAGCTTCTTCACTTTTAGCCCAATCATATCCTTTTTTACCAATGGATTTTCTTTCTTCTTTACTCATTTTATATAATTTCATTATTTGGTCAACTACATCATTTATATTATGGTGATCATCATATATATAAGGAGTTGGAGGAGAACCTACTAATGTACTTGCAACAGTATAAACTGGTAATGCCCATTCTCCATGTTTTTTATATTTTCCATAATGATTTGAAGGAAATTCATCATTAAATTCTATCCATTTCCCCTCTTTATCTTCAAAACGCATTTGATCTTGCATCCCCCCTGTAACAGAAGCTATAAAAGGGGTTCCTGTTAGCATGGCTTCGGTTAAAGATAATCCCCAACCCTCAGCATTAGATATTTGTATTACACCATCTACTGAGTTGTAAAGTAAGTTCATTTCTTCTGTGGATAATTTATTATTTAATATTCCAACTCTACAAGTTTCAGGGGGGCACATATATTCAATTACTGCATTTAAATCCGTTCCATGTTCAAATACTGGTTCTGTTTTTAATGTAAGTTGACATTTTTCAGCATCTTCAGGAGATAATTGATCTGTAAACAATCTAAATGCCATTATAATATTAGATACTTGTTTTCTTCTAATGTTTCTAGAGTTAAAAAGTAAGTGAAAATTATTTTCTTCTTTTAAGCCTATATTTTTATTAAATCTTAATAACTCAGGAGCATCATCTTCTAATATTCCAAATATTTTATTATTTAATCCATGAGGCACATATTTAAAAATTTTATTTTTACCTTTATCTCCTAAAACAAGTTTATTAATATTAACTGTTTGTTTAGAAATGCCTAGTAATAAATCACAGGATTCATAATATTCTTTATTGTACATTGGAGCTGGGTAATTATCCCAAATGTTAAGGTAAATAATTGGGATTGTATTTCTGATCTCATCCTCAGCATTAAATAACCAAGCAAAATATCTAGGATCTGTAATTAAAAATATTGCATCTGGTTTTTCTCTTTTTATAACTGTTCTTAAAAGACCCATATCTCCATATCCTTTTGTTGGGTACAACGATACACTAGGATCTTCAACCCCTGTTTGTTTTTTCATTTCCTCATCCAAACTAATAATTTTTCCCATGTCAGGATGTTCTACAGCTCCCGCTATTTGGATCCAATTATAACGATGACAAGTATTAAGAACTATTTCTCTACCTATCTGACCAACACCAGAATGAACTCTAATGTCATCGGTTAAAAGTAGTATTTTTTTTCTCTCCTCTTTCTTAATAGAACCTTTTCTCATTTTCTTCTTGATTAATTTCTAAATTATTATGATTATGTATTCTTTTTCTAAAGTCTTCATCTGTAAGGTATAAATGAAGAGATCTATCAGATAATTTTTGGAATGAAAATTTGCGTCTTACGCATTCAATTTTAAAATTTTCAAACAAATCACTTTTCACTTTTACACTTGTAAGTGTCATGTTTTTTTTATCGGCCATAATTTTGATTTTTGATTTATATTTGTCTATACGTATATGTGGATTATAAGTTCTTGCCAAGAACCTCACATAGTTTATCATCTTCTTTAAAGGGGCAAAAGAAACAATTCCATTTCGATGGTTGTGGAATGTGAAGTGTTTCTCTGTAACCTTTGTGGTCAAATGCTTCATTTATAAATTTATTTAAAGTTTTTATTGCCCTATTAGTTTTAGTTTTCCCTGAAGCTGGGGAGAATGTTTGTATTCGTTTTTGTGGATACTCTCCATCCTCATAAATTTTTCTTCTAACAATTAGGAATTCAATATCAATATCTTTTTCTGCTAATCCAAATTGTTCTGAAAAGAATTTTTTGTATAAAATTAATTGGAATTGTTTATCTTCATCTTTTTTAGCGTAATGATTCCACCCTCTAGTACTAGTTTTTATATCAATTATATGAAATTTATCTGTAGGTTCATGGTATAATACGACGTCCAAGAAGCCGTTGTATATAACGTTTTTATACGCGTTATTAGGCATAATTGATATGGGTACCTCACATCCTACTAAAAACCATCCTTTTTTACTAAAATATTTCCCTTTATTTCTTTTAAAGAAACTTAATATCTTTACTCCATCATCATAAAATTCTCTGATTTCTTCAGGTGAACTAAAATGTTGATTATTATTCTTTTTATATTGAGTAAGGTATTCATCTCTTAATTTTTCTTCTAATAATTCTTCAATGTTTTCTCTATCTGCGGCTGCCGTACTTTTTTCATACATTACATCTAGATAATATTGAATTACTTCATGAAATGCTGTTCCAAATACTGTATGAATACTAGGTAATTGTTTTTTATGACCTTCTTTGTATTGAAGTGCCCATTTATGGGGGCAACTCCTAAACATTGACATTTGTGAATAAGAAATATTCTTTTGATACCCAAAATTAATGGGCTCAGGTTCATAATTTCTAATTACTTTTACTATTGGTGGGATCTTCTTAGCCAAAATATTATTTTTTCCATTTATTACGTCCTACTAATAACCCAATAATACCATAATTAGCTATATCCATAAAGGTATCTTCCATTCCTTCTCCTTTAACAAAGTTTTTACCATTAACAAGTAAATTTTTTAATCTACTAATTTTATCAGTTAATCTAATCGCTAAACCCGTAAGTGAGAAACTTTTATCTTTTTCATTATTTAATATATCCCCACCTAAAGCTATATTATTCAACCCATAATCCATATGTTTAGCTGCAAACATTTCATACATTTCATTCCCTATTTTCTTATACTCTTCAGATAACTCTGGGTATTCCGTTTCGAATATTTCTATGATTTCTTCTTTATTCATACTTCCCAAAATATTTTTCTAATACTTCTAATCTATCTTCGGCATTTCCTAATAATTGTAATGCTTCGTCGGCATCTTTTATAAAATCCTTTACTGTGTGGTCTCCTACTCCTGCTGCATTTTCAGTGAGTAATTCTAATGCCATTAATGCTTTTGCTTTATCTGCTTCTGCTTGTGCCTTTAAAGCTGTTATTACTTTAAATTGTGCCATTTTAAATATTTTTTATTAATTTTTTAACTTCTTTTTCTTCAATACCCAACTTATTAAATATATTTGTAATATTTTTCTTTCCTAATAATTTAATATATTCATTTGCTTCATCCAAACTACATTGATAATAAGTAGCAATATGTTGTTTTACTTCTTTAGAGGAGGATTTTATTTTCGATTTTATATACCTCAAAAACATCTTTTTTTTGGGTAACATTTCACAATAGAAATTGTAAATTCCTCTTTTATCTGTTGGGTGGAACCTTTGAGCTATATTAGCAATATTTACATATCCCCTATACATTGATACAAACCTATGTACCATATAAGAATTAAAATTCTCCCAAGATTTTTCCTCAAAACTATCATAGCTAGATTTTTTATAAGTTAAATGTTCTAGCCATTCAAATATATTTTTAGGATTTAACAAGGTCATCCTTATATTCTTCTCTTAATTCTTTTGGGAGTGAATCTTCTAGGATTTTATTTGTTTCAGGGTCATAAAATACTGGTATAGGCATAATGGCATCGGAATCAGTTCCTGTTACAAATTTAGATACTTTACGTAGTAAAGCTCCTTGTTGCCAAATTTTACTTCCTCCTTCGGTTTCAACCGGAGTTGTGTTTGTTAAATCAATATTTGGTTGGTTTTGTTGATTTTGCATAATTAAATAATTTGTGGTTTAATTGTTTCAATAATTTTAGACATTAAAGCCATACAATTAACTTCTTTGTCTATTCTAAAGTTTGATTGGTATGAATATTCATTTATGTAATATGCTATCATACCTTCCTTTCCAGGAGCATATTCATCGCTTTTGTCATAAAGATAACGATAAAAACCTTCGAAATCATTTATATTAGAATCCGCAATAATCTGTCTAATTTTCCTCCAATTTGGTTTTTCACTGGAATGAATATTGTTCCCAACCATAAGTTCAGTAAGAACTTTATCCATATAATTACTTTCTACTAATGTGTCAGTATCCAATTTAATTACGTTATCTATCGTAGATACCTGTATAGTATTAAGCATCTTACGCACATCAGGGTAATTGTTATCAATAATCGTAGATAAATCACCTGTAGTACATTTAATTTTTTCTCTTTTTAAAATTCCTCTTAAATGAGGAAGAATAATGTATGTATCAGGAGGTATTATTTTTAATGTTTGACATCTTGATTGTAGGGGATCAATTATTCTTTCTAGATAATTACAAGTTAATATAAATCTAGTTGAACGAGAAAATGTTTCAATTACATTTCTTAGTGATGCTTGAGCCATTATAGTAAGAAAATCTGCTTCATCTAAGATAACTATTTTTATGGATTTAAAAGACATAGTACTAGCAAATCCCGACACTTTATCTCTAATGGTTTCAATTCCTCTTTCATCAGATGCATTGATATATAATAAATCACAATCAATATTTTTAGCTATTAATTTAGCTAGTGTAGTTTTTCCAGTACCAGCGGGTCCATAAAATAATAAATTTTGAATATCATTTTGTGATATATAGCTTTTGATAGTATTTTTAATACTATCATTTCCTAAATAATTATCTATATTAGTAGGTCTATATTTTTCAACTAATAAACTATGTTTTTTCATGCTCCTTGTCTAAAATCTCCATAAATACTATATTCTTTGGGGGATTCAGGAATTATTTCTTCTTCATGAGACATGATAGCATATAATTTACTATCTAGAGGAGCTAATCTAAACTCACACTTAGTACCTGTTAATTTAAAAAATGCTTCTAAAACATCAGTTAAAGATTCATGTACTACGTTTTTCTTATCATCTACTAAAACCCATTTATCTCCAGGTGGTACTCTAGTAGCAATAAGTTTATTATGTTCTGTTAATTTTGTTCCCATATTACATTCCCATCCCCATCATTGATGGGTCTATTTGTGGTGGATTCTTTTCTTCTTTAGGTTCATCTACTACTATACATTCTGTAAGGAGTAATGTTCCTGCTACTGATGCTGCATTTTCTAATGCTGTCCTAGTAACTTTAGTAGGATCAATAATACCTTCTTTTTTCATATTGGCAATAGTTTCATTTTTAATATTATACCCAGTCCAACTATCCTTTCCAGATTCAACTAATTTATATCTTCCAATCATTTGGGCTTGAACTGAATCTTTTCCAGCATTTACTAAAATTTGTTCAAATGGTTTACCACATGCGTTATAAACTATTTCTGCACCTATACCATCATTTTTTGATACAATTACAGGTTCACTTATAGATTCTCT